TGAATCTGAATCTTATTTGAAAGAGTTCCAGATCCACCATCTTCAAGATAGTCATCTCCAACAACTATCTTCTGTCCATTCAAGAACATTTCAAGTTGACCAGATCCAACAACGTAAGATTTACCAGACCCACCGTTCCTACTATCTGGAGGAAGAGTTATCAGTGCTGGTGAAGTAACCGCAGAAAGAAGAACCTTATTCTCTTCATAGATACTTGCAACTGGATCAGATATATGGTGAAGTTTAGAGAGACCAAGATCTTGTGCTTGATAAAGAATGAATACATCTTGATCTGTTGGCACATTAGCTAGATCATCAATATAGAGAGCACCAGCAGCATCGGTATCTTGATAAGAAGCGTTGCCAGTAATAACTAAGTTAAATACTTTAGCTTCGTTTCTGTTAACTCTTACCCATACAGCTTGACCTTCTTGAACAAGTCTACTTCCTGATGCTATTGCCATTACCGCAGCAGTATCTATTTCATTAGATGTTCCGCCAGGAATGTTGATTATAACATTTGATAGAGTTGTGTTGTAATACCACTCTTTAGTTGTGGAGTTGTAGTTGACTCCAGCAGTATCTTTAACAGAGATGTTTTTGCTTCCAGATGTCTCATTCTCGCCATACTTATAACGAGAACCACTTACAAGCTTCTGTCCATCAATAGTGAATACTTCTGATCCGCTTGTTCTCCAAGCAAGAATCAATCTGTTTTCGTCTAAGATAGTATTTGCATTAAAAGCTGTCTTAGTTGCATTTGCTGCACTTCCGCCATTGCGGTCGATCGTAATATAAATACACTCATTAGCAAGCAATGAGAATGGACTACTTCCCAAACTTATGTTTTGAGAAGAACCTGCAGGTTTATGGATCTGCGCAGATCCGGCAATCGTAACAAGTTGTGTAGCCGGATCGACGTACTCATTTGTGAATGATAATGTTCCAGCAATTTTTATTCCACGATCCTGAACTCTGCTTGCCATCATTGATGTAAGCTTAGATGCTCGTTGAGTCAGGTCATCTGTTACATCAGAGTTGTAGTTCTGAGTAGCATATATTGTATTGTATCCATCTGGAATGTCGTATTGCGGAGTCTCTTCTGAGAGAGAGCTCATTCCAATAAACTTCAAGATGTTCTGTGTTTCAGGTTGATTGATATCAACGGTTTCGCCCTGAATTACATTCAAAGAACCGAAGTCTGTTTTAAGTAATACATTTGCTTTAGTTGCAGTATATCCAGAAGGAATAGTTGGAACGTTTGTTGCAGCAATTCTGAAAGTAGTTGGAGAAGAAACAGTTATAACGAAATTGCCGGCACCAATACCATTTGAGGTATCTAAAGCATACGTTGGATCGTTTATCGAAATAACCTGATTACTGCTAAAACCATGTGCAGCAGATTCAAGTTGCAACCCGTACCCATTGTCTCTTGCACCGGTCGTGATCTCTGCCCACTTGACAGTGAGTCCAATATGTAATGTTGTATCTGCAGTTTCAACACTCACTTCGGATGTATTTAGAACTTCAACCTTCTTAACTGAAGGTCCACCCATCAAGTTATCAATCCAAATTCTGTCACCATCATTAAGCCCATGCGGAACAGCAAATTGAAGAGTAGCTTTAACTCCATCTGCCGAAGTAACATCAACATTTGCGCTAAAGGTATGAGGAATTAGTCCCGCGATAGATTCGATAGTATCATTGCGATGAGCAAGCCAGTAGAAATTACCGCCAGCAGTGATCATATCAAGATCTGCACGATCGTTAACATTAATAGATGAATTCTCTATTACGCCTCTAGTATAGAATACCTCTTTCAGTCCAGATAGACCTTGATATAGTCCACTAAGACGAACAGATCTGGCATTTGCGGGAGATGATGGAGATGTTGCGGCGAGATCTGAATATAGTTCTTCAACACGAAGATAAAGATTATCTGAATCTTCTTTTCCTCTGATCCAGTCGCCCTTTATCAAATCACTAAAGTCGCCAACTCCACCGGTGACGATTGGACTTGAATTAGTAAAGTTTAAACTCGCAATGTTTGTTACATTACGAATCATTTCTGCCCAAAGAACTTCATTATTCTCTAATTGAATTCCAGCAGGTTTTGCGCGAATGATGATTTCGCGAGGATCATTCATCTTGCTGTAGATGATGTCTTCTGACCACTTAATTAAGCCAGGTGTATTGGCATCGTGTTCCCACTCGCCCTTGGACTTGAGCGAAGAGCCAAGTGCGTCATCAAAGATGTTTAATATACTTAGTGACGGTGGAGCTTCATACCAATACGTTGTTCCGCCAAGTTCTAACAACTTGGTCATTACAACGTCCATCCACTCTTTCAATGTAAAGATGTTCTTGTCACCACCAAAGAACGGTGTTGGAGAAGAAGGTGTCAATGCGGTGATTGATGGTTCATTTCTCTGATAAGAAGCATTTGGAAGAGAACGGAACTGATACACTCCAGTTGGATCTGGACTTACTCCACCAGATCCAAGACGGAACATCATGTTCCTACAATCAGTAATACTTGAAATGTTTCCATCAAGCGCAACATCTACTTTACATACAGGAATCGATCCATCTGGGAAAGATGAAATAGATGAATTAACTTGAACTGTCAATACAGATTCAGTATTAACATCTTGATTAAACTCTCCACCTTCTCCACCGTTGAGATCTACGTCCCAGAATGCTCTAGTATCTTGAGCAGCACCGACAGTTGTAAGCGTAAGATATACGTAGTTTACTGCTGCAGGCTTGAGTGATGGAGTTAGTGGTTGAGAAAGATCATCGCCTTCTGGAAGTCCGTAATAGAACGAACCAGCAGAAGACATCGGATTATAGAGAACAGATTCAGAAATCTTAATAGAGATTGAAGATGATCCAATAGAGAGTGGAGCATCGATTACTTCAAAACCCTTTAAAATCATTGGCTTATCGCCAACAAAAGACTTAACTAAGTGTCTAAAGTCATTAGAAACATAAGATTCAACAGAAAGAAAGTCTGTTAAATCAAGACGTTGCTGCGAGCCAACTCTAAGTCTTCCAAGTACTGCCATTTAATTACCTCTGAACTATTTATTTGCTGTTAGCTCCCCAGCAAACTGTACACTTATTCAACTATTATACTGTAATAACGCTCAATCCAATGGGTCTTCTGTTCTACTATATGTATCAAAATCTGAGTAATACAACTTAGGGAAACTAATAACATATTTCAAAAAGGTTCCAACCGACTTAACACTAGACATCAAGTCCTGCAGTATCTGTCTTGCAGCTGCTGGATCAGATAGGTAAGCAGGATACTCTTTGCCGAGTCCACTTAATACTGGAGAACCTTTCCTCCTAATGCTAGTTATAGTAGACCCAACTGGATGATTATACTGGAACACATATGCCGGATCTAAAGCGATCACACCTTCAGAGGCCTTGTAAAGCATCCTAACTGGACCTTCTTGTGTCTCTAATCCATAGTCAAAAATAATGTACCCATTCTCATTAGGAATGTTGTTTGGAGTATTGATTTCTAAGTTGAGAACAATGTTTCCAGCTTTAATCTCTTTAGAGGTCTTGCTTGCATATGCAGCCAATACGAATGGCGCACTCTCATCCCACATATATGGTCCAGTTAGACCTTCGCCAGCTCTTGCCGAAGTGAGATAAACATTAGAACCAGAATTAGCCAAACCAATCCTCTCCGTCCTAACAGTACCTGCAGTACTTACTCCAGGTGTACCAACATTCTTGTATTTAAAGTTGGTTGCGTCTACAACTTGAGAGACAACAAATACTCCATCAAAAGATGGATCCGTACTGTCTTCTATTTTGAAAGAGTCACCTTCTTTAAGACCATGTGCAGTAGTCGTAGTGACAGTGGTAATATTTGCTATTCTTGCAGCCAATGAAACAGAGTATTCAAAGATTCCAGATTTAAGTGGAAGTGCTGGAGTAATGCCAGTTAGAGTGTTACCGCTCTTACCGGTATAGGAATACTTCCTGAAGGTCGCATCGAACCTTCCATCTATTGTTTGTTTGTATACAGAATCTTCAGATTGTGTAACAACATGCGTCTGTATTTCGTCAGTAGGTTCTAATATAACTTGACCTTCATTTGGCCACTCTGAAGCATCATCTATCTCCATTGATGTCGGAGAAATGTATGATGTCATAGTTGCGACCATACCGTTAAGATGCGCCGATCCCTTAAGTTCACGTCTAACAACTGGTGGAGTTGCCGGCATCTCAATAATGATCTCGCCAGGTCTAGTTTCCCAGACAAGTGCTCTATTCTTCTGTTGCCAAACTACTGCTTGTTGCGGACGAAGGAATCTTACAAACATATTCGGTACTGCGTTATGGTCAAATGTTCCCGCTGTTCCGAATATGTTGTTGCATTTAAAAGACTTGTTTACGAGATCTATTTCAAGAA